ACCAGTAAGAAATAATTCTCTAACTGCCTCTAAATCAGTACCATGTTCACTTACAATTTCAGTATGTAGTACCATAGCACATTTCTTAGCTTTTTCAATGGGTAGTTTATCTATAAACAACCTATAAGCTAACATAGCATCTGGGATTTGTTTACGTCTAATATTTCTAGAGTTAAAGAATAAAACGTAGTCGTATTCTTTGTTCCCAAATAAATTTTTCTTGAATTGAACTAATTTAGGATCACTACTATCAAGTGGTTGTAGTATTTCATGATTTAAACCATGAGGTACATAACGGATGATTTTACTATTGGCTTTCTCACCTAACACTAACTTGTTAATGTTAACTGTTTGTTTTGAGATACCCATTAATAAGTCACACGCCTCATAATATGCTTTATTATATAATGGAGCCGGGTAGTCATCCCAAATATTTAAGTACGCAATAGGAATTTTTTTCCTTATTTCATTCTCGATTTGAAATATATGAATGAAGTAACGTGGATCAGTAATTAACATCAGCGCGTCTGGTTTCTCCATTTCAATTAACTGCCTAATTAGTTCTTGACTACCATATCCACTTACTGGATATAACATGACATTTGAGTCTGTTAAGCCGGTTGTACTATTAGTGTCTTGAGATAAGTCAAAACGTTTACCTTCATCCGGGTGTTGCATTGAGCCTCCTACTGTGACCCAATTAAAATGCTGTGCTGTGTGTAAGACAATTTCTCTTCCTACTGTTGCTACACCACTATGGACACGAATGTCGTCAGTGATTAGCATTATTTTTTTCCTCTTTTCTGGAGGTAAGTACGAAAACTTTGAATTCATATAACTAATTTAATTTAATGTTTAATTTTCTTCTGTTTTTATTTCAATGTTGGTATGGTTATGGATTTGCTTCCTAAACTCTGGATCTGTTAAATACAGATGCATTGCTCGGTCAGCTAATTTCTGTAACGAGAACTTGTATTTAACGCATGAGATACGAAACTCGTCCCATATTGTGTTGTTAACTTTAACGCTGGTGAGTACTTGTGAATCTTTCATATATTTGGTTTATATTATTATATATAAATATATGCGGATCTATCAAGACACACCTTTGTCACAAAATTCTTTTGTATTAAACGGACAAAAAAAACAATTGTCTCTACTTGGATTTACTTGATGGTGCACGTCTTTATATTTACCATTTTGGTCAAACGCCTCCTCAATAAACCCATTAACTGCCTTTGTAGCTTTACTTAATTTTATTTTTCCACTTGGGGGTACAAATATTTGAATACGTTTTTGAGCGTACTCTGCTTCCTCCCATATTTTTCTCTTCACAATGAAGAACTCAATCTCGATATTGTCTATCGGGATGTTATATATCTGGCTAAAATATTGCTTGTATAGTATTAGTTGGAACTGCTTAATCTCGTCTTTCTTATTCTTGTCGTTCCATCCTTTAGTGCTCGTCTTAATATCTACAATCTTGATTGTATTAGTTGGTTCGTGATACATTACTAAATCCAAATATCCCTTATATATTACATTCTTATATTGGGGATGAGGTGATAGAAGAATTGGCACCTCACAACCTACTAAATACCAACCTCTCTTACTAAAGTGCTCACCTTTTTTCTTCTTAAAGAAATCCAGAATAGCCAACCCGTCCTCATAAAATTCTCTTAACTCGATTGGATTACTAAAGTGTACTTTTTTATTTGACTCATATTCTTTCCGATATACTTCACCTAATCTATCTTGAAAATAAGTTTCTATGTCAATCCTATCGGCTTCTGCTCCACTTGTATCATACATCACAGTAATATAATGTTGTAATGTTTCATGTAATGCTGTTCCAAAAGTCATATGCACTGATGGGCTAGAGAGATAGTTACCGTCCTTGTATTGGAGTTCCCATTTTTTAGGACATGAATGAAACATAGACATTTGACTGTAGGATATAGTTTTCATGTAACTATAGTCCATTTCAGGGAATGTATGTTTCTGTATTTCCTTTACAGTTTGGGGTATTTTTTTCTTTTTACTCAATGTATTATTTTTTCCATTTACCTCTCAAAACCATCATCGCTATAATACCATAATTAGCTATATCAATGAAACTATCTATCATCGATTCACCTTCAACATAATTTTTCCCATTTCGTTTAATTAAGTTTTTTAAACGATTAATTTTATCACTACATCGTAGCCAAATCCCCATCACTGATAAATTAATATCTTCACTATCTTCTAATGTTGAACCTAACGCAACGTTACCAATACCGTAATCAAGCATTTTCTTAGAGAACAATTCGTATTGTTCGTTTTGGATATGTTTAAATTCCTTAGATAGGGTAGGATATAACTGTTCAAATATATCTACTGTTGATTTATTCATTTTAGGTAATGATGGGTGTGTTTCGCTGTTTTTGGTCATAGTATTAAGTCTTTTAGTAGTTTTTTCTGTTCTTTCTCATCCACACCATGTTTTGTTAATATACTCACAATGCCTTCTTTCCCTAAAAGATAAGTATATTCTTCTGCTTCTCCAAGCGATATTGTATATTCTTTTGCAACATATTTTAAGAGAGCATCTGATGTACGTTTTTTAGATGATTTGATGTATTTTAACCAAACGTTTTTCTTAGGTATCATATCGCAGTATATTCTATATATTTTTTCTTTTTCACCGTGTGGTATAGTTTGTATGTAATTAGCTATGTCGATATATTCCTTGTTCATGGATATGTAACGATGGACCATAAACGCATTAAATGAAGCCCGATCGTCTTCACCAAACGAGCTCCATTTACGTTTATCTACAGTAATTTCTTTTATCCAGTCGAATAAAGTGTAATTAGTCTTTGGTTTCAAATTCTTCTCTTAATTCTTTAGGTAATAGTTCAATTAAAATATCTCCACTTTGAATGTCATAGAATACAGGAATAGGTACAATTGCGTCCTCATCTGTGCCGGCTACGAATTTAGAGATTTTCTTTAGAATTACACCCTCAGCAAATACACAATTTCCTTCTGGTGAATATATTGTCTCGGCTGATTTGATGTCAATGTTCAGCTTCATTTGTTTCTGTTTTTCCATTTTATTTTATTAATTTATATTTTGTAATATCTTAGCAATACATGCCATAAAACACAACTCTTGATCTAAACGAGATAACGAGTGGTACTTATATTCTTCTATGATTATGGTTACCATACCTGTGTTTTTAGTATATTCATCTATACTGTCGTATAAAAACCTATAAAGGTCGGTATAATCATTTAAATCAGCATCTGCCAATGTTTGGCGTATTACATTAAATGCACTTGATTTTGGTTTCTTAAGCGCTTCTAGTATTTGGTTCTTGTAATCGTCTGATATACTGATTGAATTATCTAACACTATGGTACTATCAACTGTATATTTTTGACATGCGTTGATTATTCGTCTAAAATCAGGATAGAACTTCTTAACTATGTTTACAATATCTTCTGGAGTATGTTTAATGTTCTCCTCGTTCAATATATTGTCTACATGCCCTGCTATGACTTTCTTTGATGGTGGTACTAAATCGAATTCTTGTAATCGGCTACGAAGTGGTTCAATTAGTCGTTCAGGATAGTTACCTGTTAATATAAAACGAGTATTTAAACTATACGTTTCCATCATGTTAAGTAGTATTACCTGTGATGCTTGAAGTATATGAGTTGCTTCATCCAATATTACTATTTTAAGCGGTTTAAATGAACCAGCCGAAGCAAATGAACCAACCTTATCCCTCATAACATCCATACTTCGTTCATCAATTGCATTAACGAATAAGCAATCACAGTCTATGTTACTACCCATAATTTTAGCTAATGTAGTTTTACCTGAACCGGGAGGTCCAAATAACCCTAAATGAGGTAAGTCTTGGTTAGTTACAAATTCCTGGAATTTAATTTTATTCTCATCAGAGCATATGTAACCGTTTAAGGTATCGGGTCGATATTTCTCGTTTAATATTGTGTGTTGTTTCATAACTTATTTTATTTTACTGGTCTCCATAGATGTTATACTTTAATGGTGATGGTTCTATTGCTTTCTCATCTATAACATACAATTTACCTCCAAATGGATCTAACATAAACTTAACATGTTCTTTTACTATACTGAAGTATACATCTAATGTTATAGTGAGGGAAGAATATATCTTCCCATCACTTAACAACTTCCATGTATCTCCTTTACCTGACTGCCTTTCGGCTATTTGAGTATATTTTTCTTTCATACCTTAAATTTAATACATTCCTCCTGTATCTCCAAACCCTTCATTAGATTTCTTTTCTTCTGGTTTGTCTACAATAGTACATTCTGTTAACAAAATTGTTCCAGCTACAGACGCTGCATTCTCAAGAGCACATCTTGTTACTTTAGCTGGATCTAATATACCTGCTTCCTTCATGTCTCTGAATGTTTCATTTTTAAGGTCATATCCCATCCATTCTTTATCGCTAAGTTTACTTATGATGCCGTAAATGTCATCGTTACTGTATCCTGCGTTTGTAAGAATTTTCTTAAACGGAGCAGCACATGCTTCCCAAACAATTGTAGCACCCATATTGCCTCGATTACTGATACTATTACGAGCGGTAAATAATGCTATTCCACCACCTGGTACTATACCTTCTTCAATTGCGGCTTTAGTTGCGTGTAACGCATCGTCTACTCTATCTTTCTTTTCCTTCATTTCAGTTTCAGTGTTTCCACCTACATGAATGATTGCTACACCACCAATAAATTTAGCTAAACGTTCTTGGAGTTTTTCTTGTTCGAATGGGCTCTTTGAGTTCTCAATTTGTTTCTGTAGTTCCTCAATACGTTGTGTAATATCTTCTTCATTACCTTTACCATCAACGATAGTTGTGTTATCTTTATCTATAGTCACAACGCGTGCTTTACCAAACCAATCAGTGTTAAATTTATCTAACTTCATACCTTTCTCACTACTAACGACTTGTCCACCTGTTAGTGTAGCTATATCTTCAAGAATAAGTTTACGACGATCTCCAAAATCAGGTGCTTTAACAGCACATACTTTTAAGATACCTCTTGCTTTGTTTACAATAAGAGTAGCTAATGCTTCACCTTCTATATCCTCAGCAATAACTAATAGTGACTTGTTTTGTGTAGATACATTCTCTAATATAGGTAATATTTCTTTTACCTGAGTGATCTTCTTATCTAAGATAAGAATTAACGCATCATTTAAAGTACTAGTCATTGTATTGTTGTCTGTGACAAAATAAGGCGACTTATATCCTCTCTCAAACTGCATACCTTCGACTGTTTCAAGATATGTTTCTCCTGATTTACTCTCTTCAATATGTACTACCCCTACACGACCTACTTTTTGCATCGCTGTTGCAATTAACTCACCTATCTCAACATCGTTATTTGCTGATATAGAGGCGATTTGTTTAAGTTGGTCTTCAGATGAGATATTTTCTTTAAGTTCTTGTCTTAAATACTCTATAACCTCTTTTACTGCGGTATCAATACCACGTTTAATTTCTACTGCATTAGCTCCATTGTTTAAATACGTTAAACCGGCTTTTACCATTTCGGATGCCAAT